CGCGTTTAGAGATGAAGCAAAATTATCTTTATTTAATCTAACTAAATTATATGAACAGATAGATTACAATGCAAAATTATCTTTATTTAATCTAACTAAATTATATGAACAGATAGATTACAATGAAGATGTTAAAAATAAAGTTTTAGTTACACAAGGTAACTTTCAGTGGGCTGGAGGTGTAAAAGATACTACAGTTAGTTTTTATCCTGAAAAAAATGGTAGATTTCTTGTTTCTTGGATTCCACCTGCAAATCTACAAAATCGTGTAATAATAAAAAATGGAGTTAAATATCCTGGTAATGAACATATCGGTGCTTTTGGTTGTGACTCTTATGATATATCAGGAACTGTAGATAAGCAAGGATCTAAAGGGTCTTTACACGGTCTAACTAAGTTCAGCATGGAAGACGCTCCGTTTAATATGTTTTTCTTAGAATATATATCAAGACCACCAACAGCAGAGATATTTTTTGAAGATGTACTTATGGCATTACATTTTTACGGTATGCCTATACTAGCAGAGAATAACAAACCAAGATTACTGTATTACTATAAATAGACCTGATAAACTTTACAACAAGCTTTCAGTTACAGAAAGAGAGATAGGTGGAATACCTAACTCATCAGAAGATATTAAGCAAGCACATGCTGCTGCTATTGAATCTTACATAGAAGATTATGTAGGTTTAAAAGAAAATGAATATGGAGATATGTATTTTCAAAGGACACTAGAGGATTGGGCTAAATTCAATATAAATAATAGAACAAAGTTTGATGCGACAATAAGTTCAGGATTAGCTATAATGGCTTGTAATAAAAACAGTTAGTTTAAGCTTCGGCAAATACGACAATACAGGTCATACATCAAAAATAATAAAATAGATGATTTACACTAATGTTAATAGTTCGTTTCCAAGTCAGGTGGTACCAGACGCGGAAAAGAATACTTTAGACTACGGTTATCAAGTTGGTAGAGCCATTGAAAACGAATGGTTTAGAGGTGATCGTGGTTTAGGAGCTGGTGGCCGCTTTGGAAACAATTGGCAAGATTTTCACAGATTAAGATTGTACGCTAGAGGTGAGCAGTCTGTAGCTAAATATAAAGATGAATTATCCATTAATGGTGATTTGTCTTATCTTAATTTAGATTGGAAGCCAGTAGCTGTGTTATCTAAGTTTGTTGATATTGTTGTTAATGGTATGACAGATAAAGGTTATGCTATAAAATCATTCGCATCAGATCCATATGCCATAAAAGAAAGAACTGACTTTGCTTTCAATGCCTTGCGTGATATTGAAAACAGAGAAACTATAATGCAGTTAAACGCTGAAACAGGGCAAAACTACTTTGCTACACCTGATCCAGACGATTTACCTCTAAACAAAGAAGAATTAAATTTGTATCTTCAATTAAGCTATAAACAATCTATAGAAATAGCTGAAGAAGAAGTTATATCAAACGTATTTGATTACAACAAGTACGACGAAGTAAAGAAAAGATTAGCTTATGATTTAGTCGTACTAGGTATATCAGCCGTTAAAACTGATTTTAATTTAGCAAATGGAGTCACTGTAGATTACGTAGATCCTGCTAATCTTGTTTATTCTTACACAGAAGATCCTAACTTTGAAGATGTATATTATGTTGGTGAAGTTAAAAGCGTAAGTTTAGAAGAAATTAAAAAACAATTTCCATACCTAACTGACGCCGAGTTAGATGAAATACAAAAATACCCAGGTGATTCTAATTATACTAGAAATTACAGAGGTCAAGATGATAACTACAATAATATACAGGTTCTTTATTTTGAATACAAAACATATAATAATCAAGTATTTAAAATTAAACAAACAGATCGAGGTTTAGAAAAGGCTTTAGAAAAGCCAGGTGATTTTAATCCACCTGAAAACGATAACTTTGAAAGAGTACATAGAGCTATAGAGGTTTTATATAGTGGCGCTAAGATATTGGGTCACGAAAAAATGCTTAAATGGCAACTGTCTGAAAACATGACTAGACCATACAGCGATCAGACTAAAGTTCAAATGAACTATAGTATATCTGCTCCTAGAATGTATAAAGGTCGTATAGAAAGTCTAGTTGGTAAGTGTATTGGGTTTGCTGATATGATTCAATTAACACACTTAAAGATACAGCAAGTGTTAGCGCGCATGGTGCCAGATGGTGTATTTGTTGACGTAGATGGTTTAGCAGAAGTTGATCTTGGTAACGGTACAAACTACAATCCTCAAGAGGCTTTAAATATGTACTTTCAAACTGGTAGTATAGTTGGTAGATCTAAGACAGTTGATGGCGATATGAATCCTGGTAGAGTTCCAATTCAAGAGTTACAAACGTCCTCTGGGATGTCGAAGATACAAGCGTTAACTCAAACGTATCAATACTACTTACAAATGATACGTGATGTGACGGGATTAAATGAAGCTCGTGATGGTAGCCAGCCAGATAAAAACGCTTTGGTAGGATTACAAAAGCTAGCCGCTGCTGCGTCAAACACGGCTACTAAACATATACTACAGTCATTAATGTATTTGACTATAAGAACTGCAGAGAATATAAGTTTAAGAGTTTCTGATATGTTAAGCTTTCCGCTTACTAAAAACGCTTTAATGTCTTCTATAAATCAATTTAACGTTGCTACGTTAGATGAAATAGACAAATTAAACATGCATGAGTTTGGAATATTTTTAGACCTAGAGCCAGATGAAGAAGAAAAGCAAAAGCTAGAGCAGAATATACAAGTTGCTTTGCAAACAGGCCAAATAGGCTTAGAAGATGCTATTGATATTAGAGAGATAAGCAATATAAAATTAGCTAATCAATATCTTAAGTATAGACAAAAGGTTAAAGCTGAAGAAGCTCAGCAAGCTCAAATGGCTAACATACAAGCACAAGCGCAGGCTAATGCTCAAACTGCAGAGCAAACTGCTTTGGTTGAAACTCAAAAACAACAAGTGTTAACAGAGCAGAAGATGCAGCTTGAACAAGCTAAGTCTCAATTTGAAATACAAAAAATGGAGATGGAAGCTAAAATTAAAAAACAATTAATGGAGCAAGAGTTTAGCTACAACATGCAGTTAGCTAAGTCTAGAGTTGATGCTGAAACTACTAGAGAAAAAGAAATAGAAAACCGTAAAGATGAGCGTGCTAGAATTATAGGTACGCAACAATCTGAAATGATATCACAAAGACAAAACGATGAATTACCTAAAAACTTTGAGTCTGCTGGTAACGATTCTTTAGGAGGATTTGGACTTGAACAATTTGAGCCTCGATAAAAAATTTTCAATTATTTAATTATATTATATTATGTCAGAAGAAGTAAAACAAGAAGGTGAGTTTAAAGTAAAAACCCCTTCTAAACCTAAAAATTTAGGTAAAGCGAATGAAGTAACTAAAGTAGAAATACCAAAAATATCGGTAGAATCTCAAGGCGAAGTTATACCTGAAGTTACTAAAGTAGAAATAAAAAAAGAAGATGCCGTTCAAACACAAGAGACAGATGATAGCAATGCTATTATCGAAAAGCCCGAAGACAGTAGCGACAGCGAAGAAGTGGTTGAAGAAATACGGACCACCGAAGAAACAGTAGAATCTCCATTAACGTTAATTGACGAGCAAGATGTTGATGAAACTGTACAAACTACAGAAGAAGCTGTAGAAAAAGCGGAGCAAACGGGTAAACCGTTGCCGGAAAATATTGAAAAGCTAGTTTCTTTTATGGAGGAAACTGGTGGTACAGTCGCTGATTACGTGCGACTTAATGCAGATTATTCTAACGTAGATAACAACACGTTAGTTAGAGAATATTATAAACAAACACGACCGCATCTTGATCATGAAGACGTAAGTCTTTTATTGGAAGACTTTGATTATGATGAAGAATTAGACGACGATAAAGATATACGCAAAAAGAAAATTGCGTTTAAAGAAGAAGTTGGGAAAGCCAAAAGCTTTTTGGAGGGACTAAAGGGTAAGTATTACGATGAGATCAAGTTGAGATCAGGCGTAACCCAAGAACAACAAAAAGCTGTAGACTTTTTCAATCGCTATAGTGAAGAGCAAGCACAAGCAAAGAAGGTTAATGAGGATTTTTTAAATAAAACATCTAGTTATTTTTCAAATGATTTCAAAGGTTTTGATTTCAACATTGGAGATAAAAAATTTAGATACGGTGTAAAAAACCCAGACCAAGTAGCTAAAGAGCAAAATGACATAAGCAATTTCATTAAGACGTTCTTAAATGATAAAGGAGAAGTTATTGATGCGCCTGGTTACCATAAAGCTATCTATGCTGCAAAAAATGCTGATACTATTGCTAACCATTTCTATGAACAAGGAAAAGCTGACGCGGTTAAAGACGTTATGGCTAAGTCTAAAAACATTTCGACAGAGCCAAGACAATCAGCGCAAGGTGAAGTATTTGTTAATGGATTGAAGGTTAAAGCTATCAGTGGTGTTGACTCTTCAAAATTAAAAGTTAAAAAAATAACAATCAAAAAATAAAATAAATAATTATGTCTGTAAGTCCTTTATTTGGGAGTATTATCCCAAGTCAAAAACAACAATTGCTAGATACTAACTTCCTTTCGTTTAATGGAGGAGCTGGTACTGGTGATTCTGACACATTCGCACAACAGTATCTACCTGAGATCTACGAACAAGAAGTAGAGCGTTATGGAAACCGCACGTTATCTGGTTTCTTACGCATGGTAGGAGCTGAAATGCCTATGACTTCTGATCAGGTTATCTGGTCTGAACAAAACCGTTTACACATCGCGTACGATGATTGTACTAACGATGGTGCTAATGGTATTACTATTCCGCTTCAAGCCGGAGTAACAAATGTTATTTCTGTAAACTCTACAGTTGTACTTATTGATAAGCTAGGTGCTGAGCTAAAAGCTGTAGTAACTGCTTCTGATATTGGCACAGTAGGTGTTGGTGCTGTTGTAACAGTAGCTCCTTATACAGCTGCAGATACATCTAGTCTAGCTGCAACTGGCGTAAAAATGTTTGTATACGGTTCTGAATACGACAAAGGTTCTTCTACACCAAATTACTCAGCTACTAATACTAGTGGTTATGTAAGTGTAGATCCTTCTTTTACTCAATTTTCTAATTCACCAATTATTATTCGAAGCAAATATGTTGTTTCTGGTTCTGACACTGCTCAGATTGGTTGGGTTGAAGTTGCTACTGAAGATGGAACTGGAGGATATCTATGGTATCTAAAAGCTGAATCTGAAACTCGCCTACGCGTAGTTGAAGGTGAAAAAGCTGTCACGTTCCCTGATGGTTCTCAATCCGCTGCAGCCGCTGCAAATTTTAAAGGTACGCAAGGTTTATTTTCTGCTATTAAAGACCGTGGTAATGTAGAAGCTGGTTACAATGCTGCCGCAGACGCGCTAGGTGAATTTGATAACATCTTACGTAACTTAGATACGCAAGGAGCTATTGAAGAAAACATGCTTTTCTTAAACCGTGAAACTGCGTTAGGATTTGACGATATGCTCGCTGGTATCTCTAGTGGTAGCGACGGTGGTACTGCTTATGGTTTGTTTGAAAACTCTGAAGATATGGCGTTAAACTTAGGTTTTAGCGGTTTCCGTAGAGGTTCTTACGATTTCTATAAGACTGACTGGAAATATCTAAAT